GCACTCATCAAGGAACAGATCAGCATCATTGACGGGCAAGTAAAGGAATATGAGAACAGCGTAAAAGAGGAGAAGAAAGCCAGACTACAGGATGTATATACTGAGGCAATCGGAGAGCTGGCAGAGGTTCTTCCTTTTGAGCGAGTGTTCGAGGCACAGTATCTGAACGTGAGCTTCAAGGAAAGCAAGGCGGCAACCGAAATCCAGGAAAAGATTCAGAGAGTAAAGAGCGACCTGGCGGCTATTGATGCACTGGATAGCAAGTACAAACTGAATGCGAAGGATGTATATGTGAGAACACTCGATATGTCCCAGGCTATGGCTGAGAATGCTCGTCTGATTAAGTTTGAAGAGCAGATGGAGGCAGACCGCAAGAGAAAAGCAGAGGAAGAGGAACGCCGGAGAGTCGAAGCAGAAGCCAGGGCCAAAGAAGCAGAGGAGCGCAGACGCCAGGAGGCTGAAAGAATCGCTGCGGAACGTGCGGAGAGAGAAAAAGCACTGGCAGAACAGCAGGCCCAGGAGGAAAGAGCTTCGGAATCTGGCTACAATGCACCTGTTCCGGATAAGACGGCCGATGTGCAGAGTGAGGAACCTGCAGAAAAGCCGGCCGAAAAAGAAGCTCTTCCGGAGGAGAAGAAATACAAGGCAACCTTCTATGCGATTGGCACACTCCAGCAGTTGAAGGATTTGCAGGAGTACATGAAAGAACATAATATCCAGTTCGGGAAGGCGGGTAAGTAGGATGAGTGATTTTGTGAAAGAATTGAATTTTGATGGCGATACCTTTAATGACATGAAGAGAGATATGAATTTCGTATTACAGAGACTACTCGGTAATATGCAGGAAAAGGAATGCCAGGAAGGAACGCTGACACTGAAACTGGATGTATCGCTCGTGAGAGAGTATGTGCCGAATTACAATCCAAACATTCCAGGAGAAAGCAGAGAGATTGCGAAGCCAAAGTTCAGCCATAAGGTAACAAGCCAGATGAAAGTTGAAGATATGAAGAAGGGCAATCTGGATACCGAGATGGAACTGTTCTTGAATGAGGAGACCGGGGAGTACGAGATGCGGCCGGTAGCCGATACAACACAGAGAAGTATTTTCGATGCTGACTACAGAGATGTGACGGAACCGGGACCGGCAGGGATTGAGCCGGATAATGGTCCGGAGTACATTGAACATCCGGAACTTCCGGGAGAGGTAGCAGATGAACACGCCCTTCCTGGTCCGGTGGAAGAATACGAGGATGCAGACGAGAGCGTATATGACGATTCTACGGGCGATAACCCGGAAGATACACAATTTACTGATGAAACCGATTTAGACGGTGCAGGGGACGGTACAGAGATTACAAGTGGCACTGAGGAAGATGAAACCGACACCGAAGATGATGAGTATGGATATGATGAACCAGAGGAGGAAGAGTAAATGAATTTAAGAGATTTAGTAGGCAGAATGGCAATCAGAACAGATAAGGTGCGTGAGGTAATGCCATGGGAAATGGAACGTGCGTTTCGCTTAGATTTTATGGTTCCTGTACCGACTTTCGATAGAGAAAAGTATATGGACGAGCCAGTAAGAATCCTGGCAGTGGAAGGGAGCCAGGTTGTTATTGAGAAAGATGGAAAGAGAAAACTGTTGGAGAGAAGATACATTGATGAACGCTGGACGGATTATGAGAGACTTCTGCATCCGGAAGAGGAAGAGAAGGAAAAAGCTGAAAAGCTGATGAAGGAGTTCGAGGTAGCGGCGGAACCTATCAAGCATTTCCTGGCAGAGCATTATGACCCGATGTGCACGGCGGTGATCTCCATGGATAACATCCAGATTTTCAGAGGAGAACTGGGCGAGCCGATTCAGAATATCTGTTGCCGGTGCGGAGCAGAGGTTGAAGAGGAAATGAAGGGATAATAAATGGATAAAAGGCCGAGAAAAGAAGATGGGTCATTGTTCATATCGTGTAAATCATGCGGAGTGCCGCCGGACAGGTGCAAGGGCTTTTGTATTTTCCAGAGAATGACGGCAGAAGCAGAAAAGCAGAAACAGGAGGAAAAGTCGAATGGCAAAATTTAATATCGAAGTAGAACTTGACTGGATGGATGAAGAGGCATATTCCATCGATGATGAGTTGAGAGAACGGATTGTGGAGGGCGTGGAAAACGCCCTTCTGGAAAAGGCAACGAATGAAGCTGTAAAGGCAGTGGATAATAAAATTGCAGAGAAGATTCTGGAGGCGGAAGAAACGATACAGGCAACCGTAGACCAGTTCATTGCGAATGTGTGCGAGGAGAAGATTGGAAAGATTGTTATCCCGGAAAAGAAAAGCACCTGGAGCGATGAAGTAACGTACAAGCCTCTGTCTGAATACGTGGGAGAGAGATTTGAGCTGTTCCTTACGGAAAAGAGATATGACAGGGACGGTCGCATTGCAAGTTATTCCAGTGACAGGAAATTATCCGCCGCCGGTCTGCTCACGAGTCAGTATCTGGAAGAGGAACTTGGAAAGAAGGTTGAAAAGCTGATTGCGAATGCTAAGAGAGAGGTAGAGGAATCTCTGATAAAATCACTGGAACAGAATTTGAAAGAAAACCTTGCGAAAGACACGATTGAAAGAATGAATATCCCGGAAGTGTTGAAGAAATTAAGCAGCATAGGAGCAAAGCAGGTAACCGGAACATCATTGCCGGAGTAAAGGAGGAAGGATATGAGCGATTTTACCATAGGGCATGTTACAGACCAGAAGGAAGGACCGATGGATGGAGTGTACGCTGAGACGAAGGGCACATACACGAAGTTCAAAGAAACCGGAGCATTTCAGAAAGAGAAGAGAATCCTGTATCAGAAAGTAACGGATGTCGGAATCAAGGCCAGTTTGCAGACCGGCATGGTAAGTATCAATGACAGAAACCGGAACCAGGCAATAGCAGTCAGCATTACGGAGATGGTTGCGGTTTTGAATGAGGCTTTAAGATACGGAACGGCAGGCATGGGAAAGAAGGTGCGGCTGTGATCAACAGGGCAAGCGAAGGAACGTGCCGTCAGTGTGGCAGAAGAATCCTGTGGGTGCGGATGAAGTCTGGAAAGAATATGCCGGTAGACATGGCACTGCATAATTACAAGAAGGACAGCACCGGGAAAGAAAAGATCGTCACGCCGGACGGAGAGGTAGTGACAGGAAGAATATTGGTAGGCGAGCATGGAGATGGAGCGGGTTATATTTCGCACTTCGCTTCGTGCAAGAAGTACCGGAGATAAAAAGAAAAGCCGCCATATCCCCATGGCAGCTCCTCAAATGTTCGTAGATAGATTCATTATATGGAGCAGAGCAAGAAAAGTCAAGGAGGTATGGCGGTATATGGAAAGGCAGAGTGAGCAGGAACTGTTAGCAATCGCACCTGTGGAAACGGAGAGTCTGGAGGGAAACAGAATCTACCAGGTAACAGGGAGAGAACTGACACAGATAGCGGAAATATCTGCGAGAGAAGCGGTCAAAATGTGCAGAGAAGAGCGAAAAAAGACCGAAAAACGTGAGCAGAGTAACGCTGATAAGGTAAAAAGAACCAAGAAATTGTTATCAGACTACCGTAGACTGAAAAGGGAAATCCCGGAAAAGGAAGAATTTACGGAAGGCGAGAAAGTAGAAAAACGGTGGGCGTTCCTAAGAGATTTGATGGGTTCAGCACATATCAACAGCCAGGAAAGCGTAGTAGAGAAAGAAGAAAAACGTAGGGCGGAGAATATGTATTACATCAACCGGATAGAGCGTGCGATTGAGACGTACCGGGAGGAGTGCGAAACATCGAAAAAACCAGAAGCTATGCGGTGTTACAGGGAAGTGTACGAATACTACATAGCGGAGGAAGAAAAGACGGTTGCTCAGATTGCAAGTGAGGAATGCGTGAGTGAGAAGACTGTCTATAAGGACATCGGGAACGCCTGCAAGATCATAGCTGTGTACCTGTTGGGTGTGTGAGAAAACTGGGTTCAAAAACAGTAGAAAATATGGAATTGACGAGGGTAAAATACCTGTGGTAACGTAGTAAGTGCCAAAAGCCCATATGTCACACCATAAAAATGGAGCACTGTGAATCGACTTTTCCTTCTCTGATGGCTGAGCGGTCTTCAGACCGCAAAGCCGGAGGAAGGGATTCTTAAAAAACGGTAAACAGCTTGTATTCCCTGTACTTAGGTAGGTAATCTGGTATAATTAAAGTATGGAAAACAACGGTTTTCAAGGGAAAAAGGAGCAGACAGACAATGGGAATTTATACGAGCAGATATAGCAACAAAGAGCTTGAAGATGGCAAGTATTATTGTGTAGGAATCAGCATCGGGACGCCGAAATTCAAGCTGGCGTACAGACTGGAGAACCAGTGTTATTCACTGGCACCGAAAGGTTATATGCTGAGAATGGACCTGGAAGACTTCAAGAAAGCCTATTACGAGAAGCTGAACGGCATAGGCAAGGACAGAATCATCAACATGGTTATGAAGATGGAGCGTGACGCAGCGGTCCAGGGAAAGGATTTAGTCCTTCTGTGCTACGAGGATGTGAGAATCCTGGAAGATTGGTGTCACAGAACTGTTTTTGCCGAGTGGTGGGTAGAGAACACAGGAGAGATTATCGAAGAACTTCCAGACCCGAATCCCCCGAAGGGAAAGAAAGTGGCAACAGCAAGTAAGAAGCCCGAAGTGCAGACGAAGCCGGATGATGGCTACCAGCAAATGAGTCTGTTTGGTATGGGCACTTTAATATAATATCCGGAGCTGGTGTAGGCAGCACGCAACTATTCCATAGTTGAGACCCTGTTCATCGCAGGGCTCCGGTCCAAAAACAACGGCATCGCATCCGAAAGGGTACGGTGCCTTTTTTAATGCAACGAGAGAAGGGAGAGTTGATAAGCAATGGCATTTTTCAGAGACCCAGGAGAGATGTTCTTGGGATGCTTGGGTACGGTGGAGCAGAGATACTTGGTAAATCTGATAAAGAATGCTGCGAAGAACGGGTATACGAGGTTCGTAGAGCCATGCGCCGGAACATTCGCCATGAGCAATCTGGCAATCCAGAATGGGTATAAGCCGGAGCAGATCGAGACAAGCGATGTGTCTATGATGAGTTCGGTTATGGGCTATGCCATTACGGGCAAGCCGCTTGACGAACTGGAGATACACGCCCAGGGCTTTTCCGATGAGGAGCTGTTGGACCCGGCGGTTGCCCTGTATGCTCAGATGTATCTGAGAACATCGAAGACAGCCGGTAACGAGTATTTCTTTAATCTGCTGAAAGATTTAAGAGACAGAAGAGAGGAACATATTGAGCATATCCGACAGAGCCTGGAGAATATCAAGAAGGAAATGTATGGCATGACGTATCGCCCGTTGGATATGTGGGATCATCTGGACGAGGTGCTTGACGATCCACACACGCTGGTTATTGCCAATCCACCGACCTACTTCTCCGGCTATGAGAAGTTCTATGACACACAGGGGAAAATGACCTGGAAAGAACCAGAGTATAAGCTGTTCGACCCGGAAACAGGACACATTGAGTTGTTTGACCGGTGCATGAATGCGAATGCGCTGGTTGTTTGCTACCAGGAAAAAAGAACCGGAGAGGCTGTAGGAGAGCCGATATTTGCAAGAGCCGGTACGAGAGCAGATTTGAACAGCTACATTACTTCGAACAGAGGAGAAGAAGCGGCGGCACTGGCAGAGGGAAGAAAAATCAAAAGACCTTCCGAAAGTAAGCTAGCACCGATTGCCTGTAGTATGTTGCCGAGAGATTACGAGATAACGGAGAAAAGCAAGGTACAGATCATCTCCATTAAGGCAGCAGAGGCACAGTATTACAGACAGCTATGGACGCATAATTTTGTTGGTTCATCGGCTACGTTCAATAGAGCTGTTCTGATTGACGGGATGGTATCGGGCGTATTTGGGATTTCAAAGATGCAAGCCACATCACTCTTCATCTGGTACGTTATGAAGGTCCCACACACCACGTATCGGCTCGGTAGACTACTGTATATGTTGGCACAGAATCATTGCTTCACAGAAACGCTCCTGGACGATCTGGAATGTGAGAAGGTAACGAAAGTCCGGACCGCCATGCTGACGAAGTATCCGGAGAACAAAGAAGTCCGGGGCATTATGAAGCTGGTAAACCGGCAGAAGGATAAGAACAACGGTTTCAAGCTGACATACGAAGCGGAGCTGACTGACCGAACAGAGCAGGAAACATTGGAAGAATGGTTAAGGAGGGAAAGACAGTGGCAGAAGAGCAGAAAGCAAAATATGAAATAATTTATGACATGGGTACGGAGCTGTACATTGCGAAGGTGCAGTTAGCAGAGCTTAAGGAGCAGGACATCAATGCCAGGATAATGAAAAATGAGATGCAGGACCAGCTCACAGCGAACATCAAAAACAGAGGGCAGTTGGAGAGTTTACCTCTGATTGCACTGATGGGAGAGAAGCTGGAGATTATCTCCGGACACCACAGAGTAAAGAGCGCAAGAGAAGCCGGCCTGAAAGAGATTATCGTTATCCTGGATAAGAGTGGGCTGACCCGAAGCAAGGCGGCTTCTAAGCAGTTGGCTCACAATGCAATCTCTGGATTTGATGATGAGAGTACGCTGAGAGAAATTGTGAAGCTGATGGATAACGTCGATGATATGATGGAGAGCTATATTGGGAAAGAAATTCTGGAAGAACCGTTGGAGCAGTTTGACAAGCTGAATACTCCGGCGGTTCAGTTTGATTTCAAGACCATTGCGTTTGCGTTTCTTCCGAACCAGATTAGAGACTTGGATGCACTGATGAAGAATCTGAACGGTAGTTGTGCTGAGATTATCGGTGTTGCTGCCTATGAGCAGTGTGAGAAGTTCGTGGAGACACTGGATAAGTACCAGCAGTTTACGGACATCCGGAACGTAGGGGCGGCAGTCCATTCCATGATTGATGCTGCAAATGAGAAAATGGACGATGCCGGTTTTGACCCAGACATGGATTGGACGTACCTTGCGAAAGTATTTGGCAGTGCTGCCATTCCGGTAGAATCGGCAGAAGTAATCAAAAAAGCTCTGAAAAAAGCAGAGAAGGACGGCACGATTACCAGTAAGAATAAATGGCAGATGATTGAATACTGGGCGGCTGACTACCTGGCAGGGAAGTAGGTGGTTGAATGGCGGCAAAGCAGAAGTATGATGAGAGATTTGTAAAAATTGCCAAGGTATTGTGCATGAGAGGCGGTACGGATGAGGATTTAGCTGACGCATTCGAGGTATCTCCGAGGACAATCAACCGTTGGAAAAAGGATTACCCGGAGTTTGCAGAGGCTCTGGCCGCCGGAAAAGAATATGCAGATGCAGAAGTCGAACTGAGTCTGTATAAGCGAGCAAAAGGAAGTAAGAAGAAAACGAAAGTAACCCGGAAAATTATTGAGATGGACAAAGACGGTAATACCAAGCCTGCGAAGATAGAGACGGTTGAGACCGAAGAGGACATCATACCGGACGTAGGAGCGTGCTGTTTCTGGTTGAAGAATCGTAGGCCGGACATCTGGAGAGATAAGCAGGAAATTGGTCTTTACGAGATAGAAGACATGGAGGGTATCGAAGCCGACATTTATGGCGGCGAAGAATAAGGGCTTATCCAACCCGTATGTCAAGGTCAACAGGCGCAAGCGTATAGGGTTCAATTTCAGCGACAAGCACAAGCGGTATATCAAAAATTGTGCGAACAGTACCTACAATATCCTGGAAGGTGCTGTTCGTTCCGGTAAGACGGTAGATAATGTTTTCGCATTTGCTCACGAATTAAAAACGACGAAGGATAGAATCCACCTGGCGACTGGTTCGACTATGGCGAATGCTAAGCTGAACATTGGAGATGCTAATGGGTTCGGTCTTGAGTATATATTTCGTGGGCAGTGCAGGTGGACTCAGTACAAAGGGAATGACTGCCTGCTGATAAATGGCCCGGATACGGGGTACAAAGACAAGATTGTAATCTTCGCCGGAGGTGCAGCGTCCGATAGTTACAAGAAAATCCGAGGTAACTCATACGGTATGTGGATTGCAACCGAGATCAACCTGCATCACGACAACACCATCAAAGAGGCATTCAACCGACAACTGGCAGCCAAGAACAGAAAAATCTTCTGGGACTTGAACCCAGACCATCCTAAGGCAGCGATATACGTTGATTACATTGACAAATACGCTGAGAAAGCGGCCAAGGGAGAGCTTCTGGGTGGTTACAATTACGAGCATTTCAATATCTTCGAGAATATCAACATCCCGAAGCAGAGAATAGCTGAGATTGTCAGCCAGTATGACAAGGACAGCATCTGGTACATCCGAGATATTGAAGGTAAGAGAAGTATTGCAGAAGGCCTGATATACGTTAAGCTGGCAACTTCCATAGCGGCGGAGGACGATGAGTACATCGTGCCGTTGGAAGAGACGATTGACATGGCGAAACGTGGAGAGTTCATAGAGCTGAATATAGGCGTGGACTTCGGAGGTAACGGCTCCGGCCACGCTTTTGTTGCGTCTGGTATTACCCAGGGATATGAGAAACTGTATGTGCTGTCCTCTGAATGGCACGATGCAGACGGAACAGACCCCGATGATTTGAACCGGATGTTTATGAAATTCGTTGAGAAGATATTGGACCGGTACGGATTCATTACGAATGTGTACTGCGATTCTGCGGAACTGGTGCTGAAACGAGGTTTGCAGAAAGCTATGATTGAGGCGGAACTGGGAAATATCAATGTCACGAATGCTGCCAAGTGCAAGATTACAGACCGTATCTTCACAATGACCACGCTCTCAGCAACTGGGCGTGTGTTCTTTACGCCAGATTGTGAAAGTGTTCTCGAAGCTATCAGCATGGCGGTTTGGAATCCGAAGAAAATGGAACTGGAGCGTCTGGATGATGGAACCAGTGATATTGACTCTCTGGATGCTATGGAGTACAGCTTCGAGAAGAGGATAAAGAAATTCATTAAGAAGACGGGGTGAACTGATTGAGAATTGCAAATATATTGAGAAAGGTGTTGAGAAGATTGGTGCCGAATAACAGTGTGGAAAAAGCCCTGGGCGTTGATATATGCGAATCCGGAGTAATGCAGAATGCCATAGAGCTGTGGCACAACATGTACAAGAATGAACCGCCATGGAGAGGCGGAAAAGACAATGTGATTCCTCTGAATCTGCCGTCAGCGATCTCGGAGGAATTTGCCAGGCTGATACTAACGGAGTTCAGCATAGAGGTAACTGGCAGTCCGATGGCTGCTTTCATCAATGAACAGTTGAAAGACCAGCTTACGGACTTGAACAAATTTGTTGAGATGTACTGCGAAGGTGGGGCTATTGCGGTAAAGCCGTTCGTGACGAACATAGATGAAAACGGAAGACCAACGGCAATCGAGTTGGATTTCGTGAAAGCGGTGGATTTCTTCCCATGTGCGTTCAACAACAAGGGAGAGATAACGGCGGCGGTGTTTGTGGAAGGAAAGAAGATAGGAGATTACCTGTATACCAGGCTTGAATACCATGAGCTTACGGGAATGACCTATACGATCATCAACAAGGCGTTCAAATCCGAGGAGATTTACCAGTACAACGATGACGGAACCTATGCTGTGAGGGATAGATTCCGGAAAGAAGTGCCACTGTCTGAGGTGGATGAATGGGCGGGCCTGTCGGAAGAACCGGTAATTATCGGTAACATCGACAAGCCACTTTTTGCGTACATCAAAGTACCAAAGGCGAATAATATCGATACGGACTCGCCGTTGGGGGTATCGGTGTTCTCCAGAGCTACAGAGATAATAGAACAAGCTGACATTCAGTACGGGCGTGTATTGTGGGAGTACAAAGCCACAGAAGCCGCTATCTTGGGCGATTCTGAGTTGTTCCAGACAGATAAGCATGGAAAGCCGGTTCTTCCGGCAGGACAGGAAAGGATGTTCAAGACATTTGACTTCGACAGTGCGGACGGAACAAACAAGGGACTGCTAAAAGAGTATGCACCGCAGATTCGCCACGAAGCGTTGTTCCAGGGACTGAATAAGCAGCTAATGAAAATAGAGTTCCTGGTTGGCCTTGCCTACGGTACGCTGTCTGAACCAACGGACATTGAGAAGACGGCATACGAAATCCGGGTATCAAAGCAGAGGTCATACCATACGGTAACGGCGATGCAGGACGCATGGCATAAGGGATTTAAGAAAATCATATACGCCATGAGGGTTCTGGCATTGCTTTATGATATGGTTCCGGACGGAGAAACGGAGCTGAACTGCAACTGGGGCGATGGAGTTCTGGAAGACACTGAAGCTGAATATCAGCGTAGATGGTCCATGGTGGTTGCCGGAAAGCTGAAAACAGAAGCGTTTCTTGCGTGGTATTTTGGATGCTCAGAGGAAGAGGCAAAGAACATGATGCCGGAGCCTGTAGCCAGATTCCCTACAGAAGAATAGGGGGTGTGAGCAGTGCTGACACCAGAATATTTGAATAGCTTTTCTTCCGGCTATCTGGGAATGTGCGATGTGTTGAATGAGCAGATCATCCGAGATGTGGCACGAAGGATAGCAAAGACCGGAAGGATCACACCGACAGCCGAGTGGCAGTTGAAACAGGCGAAGCAGTCCGGAGCGTTGATGGATGATGTAATCCGGGAAGTTGGTGTTCTGACAGGGAAATCCGATACAGAAATATTGCGATTGTTCCAGGATGCAGGCCTGAGCGGAATGTTGCAGGATGCAAAGCCATTATTGCAGGCCGGAAAGCTGAAAACATCGGATATTGTTCTTTCTGGAGCGATGCAGAGAACTATGGAGGCAGCCGCAGAGAAGTGCAGGGGAGAGATTGGAAACCTTACGCTGACAACGGCAATAGCCACACAGCAGGAGTATATGCAGACACTGAACGCAGCCTATATGAAGGTTACGTCCGGTGCTTTTTCGTACCAGGAGGCAATCAGACAGGCTATCCGGGATGCGGCAGTCAAAGGAACATCGGTCATGTATGACAGTGGGTATATCTCAAAGCTGGATACGGCAATCAGAACTGCTCTGCTGACCGGAGTAAATCAGACAGCCGGAAAGCTGACAGAGTTGTATGCTTCGGAGCTTGGGGCTGAGTATTACGAGACAACAGCTCATGCAGGAGCCAGACCCTCACACTCAGTCTGGCAGGGTAAGGTATTCAAGATTGAGGGCACAGCTCCGGGGTATGAGAACTTCTACGAGGCAACCGGATATGGAACGGGAGCCGGTTTGTGCGGTTGGAATTGCAGACATAGCTTCTATCCGTACTGGCCGGGAATTTCCAAACCGGCATACACGAAAGATGATCTGGAGGATTACAGCAGACCGAAATATTCGTTTGCAGGAAACCTTCTTACGGAGTATGAGTGTATGCAGAAGCAGCGTGAATATGAAAGGGCGGTCAGAGAGTATAAGAGAATCCTGGCCGCCTATGATTCGTATATCCAGACGGTTCAATCAGAAGCCGACAGAGCGTACTTCCGAGAAGAGTTTCAGAAAGAATCTGTGAAGCTGAAAGAGAAAGAATCGCAGATGAAGGATTTCTGCAAGCAAACCGGACGAAGCGTAGATACCGCCAGAACGCAGGTATCAGCCGTACATGACGGCAACGGTAACTTGGTATCATTTAACCGCTCAGTCAGCGGAAAAGCTGTATGGGCGAATAAGAAAGCAAAATAAGGAGGTAACGAGACTATGAAAAAACTGTTTATTTCTCAGCCAATGAAAGGAAAATCCGATGAGGATATTTTGGCAGAACGCAAGAAAGCCATTAAGAGCGCAGAGGAAAAGATTGGAGAGCCGGTAGAGGTTATTGATTCCTTTTTCCAGGAAGCTCCGGTGGATGCAAAGCCCCTTTGGTTCTTAGGGAAATCTCTGGAGCTTTTGGCTGGAGCAGACATCGCCTACTTTGCTAAAGGCTGGCAGGAGGCTAGGGGATGCAAAATCGAGAATACTTGTGCCATTGAGTACGGTATTCCGGTTATTGAAGACTACACCACAGAGTAGGAAGGAGGTGATCCTGCTATCTCCCATCCATGGGTTAAATGGTATTTGCCCCGTATAGGGCCGTAACGTATTAACCCTTACAATTTACCATTGAAGCACTTAAAACGTGTCCTGGGAACTCTCAGAAGTTCGTAGACACCCTTTAAGACCACGAAAATAATTAACAGTCAGCCGGTCCGTTGGTGGAACGTCTGGCTGTTGTTTTTTGCCCTGTGATATGGCATATAAACTGTCTCCTTCTCTTGCGTGCGGAGATATAAATGCACGATAGCAGTGCCGGAGTGAACCGGAATCTAAACGAAATCAGCGAAACGAAGAAAGGAAGGTAAGTGAAATGGCTTACGAATTTTTGAAGAAACTTTTTGGAACCCCGAAGGACGGCGAAGAGCCTAAGGCTATGACCTATGCAGAACTGGAGGCAGCGATTGATGCCGACAAGAAAATCCAGGTAGTAGATGTGAAAGCCGGAGGCTATGTGTCGAAGGAGAAACTAGATGCCAAGATTACAGAGCTGGACGGAGTAAAGCAGCAGTTGTCAGATGCTAACACAACGATTCAGTCCTACAAGGACATGGATATTGACGGCATCAAGCAGTCTGCAAAGGACTGGGAGACGAAGTACACCCAGGAAACACAGAAGTTGACTGCACAGCTTGCAGCTCAGGAGCGTACCCATGCCATGGATATGTTCATGGGTGGTTATAAGTTCACCAGCAAACCTGCAGAAAACGGCGTGAGAGCAGAGTTTGAAAAGAAGAACTTTACCATGGAAGACGGAAAGTTCCTGGGAGGCGATGAGTTTATGAAGTCTCTCATGGAGAATGACGACTACAAGGGAGCTTTTGTTATCGAAGATGATAACGATCCGGAAGACGATTCCCATGAGGATGAGGAAGGAAAGCCGTTCTTTGCAAGAGGAGTTGGCGGAACTGGTGGAGCCGGAGGCGAAGGAGTCAAAGGCAAAGAAGCACCGTTTAATCCGTTCGGGTTCAACTTAATCAGACAGCCAGACAAAAACTAACAGGAGGAGAATAAAATGGCGAAATTAAATTATGCAACCGAGTATTTACAGACACTGGAGCAGATGTTTCCGTATGTCCTGTATTTTGGAGACTTATTTGCGACACCGAACAATGGAAGGTTCCGTTGGGTAAATTCCAGAGTTATCGAGGTGCCGACAATCTCCACAACTGGCCGTACCGATGGAGACAGAGACACCATTGGAACCAGAAAGCGTAACTACAACAACGAGTGGAAACCGCTGACCCTGGAGAATCACAGACAGTGGCAGACGCTGGTACATCCGAGAGACATTGCCGAGACCAAGGGTGTTGTGGCAATCGGAAATATCACGAAGGTTTACAACGAGGAGCAGAAGTTCCCGGAAATGAATGCTTACTGCATTTCCAAGCTGTATGCAGACTGGACTACTGACGGAGCGAAGACAGCCCACAGTGAAGTGCTGACAGAGGAGAATGTGCTGACTGTCTTTGATGAGATGATGAAGAACATGGATAATAAGAGAGTTCCGAGAGCCGGAAGAATTCTGTATGTGACACCGGATGTCAGAACGCTCATCAACAATGCGAAGCAGATTTACAGAACCGTTGATGTAGGTAGCCGTTCTGATGCAATCAAGAGAGCAATCAATTCTATTGATGATGTGAAGATTCCGGAGAGCGTACCGAGTGACATGATGAAGACGAAGTATGACTTTACCGAGGGTTGGAAGGTAGATTCCACAGCGAAGCAGATCAACATGGCTCTGGTACATCCGGCGGCGGTAATCACACCGATTTCTTACGAGTTTGCTCAGCTCGACCCGCCATCCGCAGGCTCCCAGGGTAAGTATGATTACTTCGAGGAGTCTTTCGAGGATGTATTTATCCTGCCTCACAAGATGGACGCTATTGATTTCCATGTGAGTGTATAAGAGAAACTGATTACTGGCTCTGTGCGTGTGCATGGAGCCAATTTTTGAAGGGAGAAACCATATGTATAAAGTTGAGAAAAAGAACAGAGTTCTCAGAATCCCGGATGAGAAATTCGATGAGTACAAGAAGATGGGCTACATTATCAGGGATGAGAATGACAATGTGCTGTTCGAGCCGGAGAACATTAAGGCGACTGCTGAAAAGCTCAAGAAGGAGAACGATGAACTGAAAGCCAAACTGGAAGAGGCTACCCTGTATGCGGAGGATGCAGACAAGAAGATTACTAAGCTTCAGAAGGAGAACGATGAACTGAAAGCTGCAATCCAGGCACAGGCTACAATGAGAGCAGTTGCACCGACTTCTGAGGATTCAGAAAAGAAACCGGCGGCCAAAGGCTCAAAGAAAACTGAGTAGGAGGTAGCTTATGTATTTAGCAACGAAAGACGGGAGTTCCTGCCGGATTCCCGAAAGAAAGGCAGCATATTACAAAAGCATGGGCTATTCGCTTGAAAGCCTGGAGCCGGAAGTCAGAACGGGCACATCTTCTCCGAAAGAAAAGAAGACCGGCAAAAAAGATTCAGCTACGCAGGAGGGCGTAAACCCGGCGAATAGCTGATTTTTCTTTGCAGCCTACCAATTTATCAGAAAGGGGTGTTTCGATGGTCCAGGAGGACGTAAGAAGACCGTATGTGGATTTCACATACTACAAAAATGATTACGGTGGCACGCAGATAAAAACGGAGAATGATTTCAAGAGAGTTGAGAATATTTCAGAAGCATTCGTGAACCAGGTTACGTTTGGCCGGATTGCAAGACTGAGTTCAATTGTAGATTCAATCAAGGATGCAATCTGCTGTGTAGCTGATACGGTGGCAGTGCAGAACGAAAAGAGAGAAGCTGTTGTGAAGTCGGAATCTAACGATGGATATTCCATCAGCTATGCGGATGCCATGAATGATACGGCGTTGCATAATGAAATGTATAGGGCTGTGAGGTCATACCTGGCGAACACCGGACTGCTGAACAGGGGGTGGGTGAAAGAGTATGACGACAAACAGTGATGTGACAATCTTTAATCTGAGAATTGGAGCAGACCGCCGGGAAAAACTCTGTGCGACAAGAATCATGGGGGTTTCGTGGTATGGAACAAAGGGAGAGACGGTATCAGACACGGACCGTAGGGATAAGGCAAAATGCGTAATCCGAATCCCGGTCACAGCGACAGTAGAAGCCGGAAAGCAGTATATAAGCGAAGAAAAATACAAGAAGCTGTCAGATGAAGAGGCAGAGAGATACTGGACTATCCAGAAGGGAGCTTATATTGTGCGAGGACAGTATGTGGTGGCCGGACAGTGGTTGTTCGATACGTTCAGTTTCCGCCAGGGCATCATTCTGAAAGAGACGATTGAGGAGCTGGCAAAGCTGAGACAGCACGATGAAGATTTTGTGACTGTCACAGAGTATGCCGACAATACAATCAGAGGAACCGACAGGACGAAGCACTGGAGAATAGGGGGTGCGTGATGGCACTGAAAAAGATCACTACTCCGAAAGGCTCAATCATCAATTCCGGGAACGGGAAAGCGGAGCTGACCTGGAACCAGAATTTTGCGGCAAAAAGGAATGCTCAGTTCAGCAGAAAGCAGATGTTTGTAGATTCGGAGGTACTGAGAAGGTGCAGTCCGAGGGTTCCGTTCCAGACTGGTATGTTGGAAAAATCCGGCAAACTGGGAACGGATGTAGGCAGTGGAGAGGTAGATTACATTGCCCCGTATGCTGCCATGCAGTATTACGGAACAGCAGACACCAGACCGTATGATGCGAACCGAGGAGCACATTGGTTTGAACGAATGAAGGTGGCTGAAAAAGAAGACATTTTGCGAGGAGCAGATAAGATTTAGGAGGTCACATGGCGGTAAATAGTGTACTGGAGGGCATAACAGAGTATTTTCTAAAATGCCCTCTTTTGAAAGACGGTGTATTCCGGGTAGATGCCCTTGGGCCAGACCCAGTAGAGTACACCATAGAGACCGGGATATTCGACCCGGTAATCCAGAGATATGTAGACGGCAGTTCGGAACGGCAGTATCAGTTCCAGTTCGGTTCCAGGGAGTTTTACAGCATGGACCGGGTACAGAACATAGAGAACAGCACGTTCTATGAAGAATTTGCGGACTGGGTAGAGGAGAACAGCATGGCAGGCAACCTCCCGGAGCTTCCGGAAGGAATGTGTGCAGAAGAGATAGAGGTTCTTTCCCCTGGATATATCTTTGATGGAGCTATGAAGAACGCAAGGTATCAGATTTCCTTGCGATTATTGTATTTTAAGGAGGCAAGTAAAAATGGCAGGTAATGTAAGTGGCGCAAGAGAAGTGGTACAGAGACACCAGTTTGCGGATTATCTGAATATCGGAACATCTGAAAAGCCGAACTGGGTACTGATGGGCGTTGGTTTCACAACACTGGATGAAACCTTCGGAGCAGAGAGTGAATCTGAGAAGTATGTGTGTGAGCCGTCTTCCTCTTCCTCTGTTGTATCCTACACATCGGTATTTCCGTTTGAAGCGAGACTCATTAAGAGCCAGGATGCGGTCAATGCACTGTACCATGTAGGGAGAAATCATTTAACCGGCAGCGATGCAGAATTTGAGTATTGCAGAGTAGAGTTATGGGACCAGAAGCAGAGTGAATCTACACCGGTTGCAAACACATTTGCGGCCAGAAAGTTCCTGGTATCCGCCGAAGTGAGCGGCGTATCTGGAGAGAAGAAACAGAGCATGAGTGGAAATCTCAATGCAGTAGGCGATCCGCTTGACGGATATTTCAACACAGAATCAAAGACATTTGAAGAAGCTGCGGCTTAGAATTTGGAGGTAAAGTAATATGAGCATGTTAAAAATTTGTGGACAGGAATTAGAGTTAGATCTGTTCGATGCAGATACTATGGAGGTTTATGAGAAATCCATGGATGAGGTTGTGAAAAGAGCCGAGGAATCCAAGAAGCATACGGAGCTGTCGAATGCGGATGGCATCCGGGAGATGTGCGGAATCGTGAAAAATTTCTTCGATGAGGTATTTGGAGACGGAACGGCTGAAAAACTGTTCAAGGGTAAAAACAACTTGGCAATCTGCATGGATGCTTTCGGAATTGTTTCTTCTGAGGCTGGTAAGATGAAAGGCCAGGTAAATGCGATTACCAACAAGTACAACATGAACCGGGCACAGAGACGCCAGGAAGGTAAGAAAAATAAGCATGGCAAGAACGGAGCAGTAGTAACGCCAATTGGTAATGCGAGTGGGCGTGATAATTCATGAACCACAACATGCTTGTAGACTATCTTCCGGAAACAGTAGAGATTGAAGGTACGGAGTATGCGATAGAAACAAACTTCCGTACCTTCATTCTGTTTGAAATGATGATGCAGGACCCGGAGCTTTCGGACGCTGAGAAAGCAAGGCAAGGTCTGGAACTGGTATATCCGGAGATTCCGGAGAATCTGGATGCTGCGGTGGATGGGTTGTTGTGGTTCTATGCCGGTGGTAAACGATGGCGTGAGAAGAGAGCCGGAGCAGTAGAAGGAACGACGGGAGTGCAAAGGATTTATTCTTTTGAGCATGACGATGATTACATCTATTCAGCGTTTCTGACGCAGTATCACATAGACCTACAGGATATTGAATATCTGCACTGGTGGAAGTTTAAGGCTTTACTGAGAACGCTGTCCTCTGACCTGGAGTTCAGTAAGATTATGGAGTATCGAAGCGTAGACATTGATGCGACCATGACGAAGGAGCAGAGAGACTTCTACCGCAGGAAGAAAGAACTGTATGCTTTACCGTTGCCTGCTGATGAGGAAGAGAAGGTAGATGCAATAGCAGAAGCCCTCATGAATGGCGGCGACCTTACGGGACTGCTGTAGGAGGTGACTGGCTATTGAAGATGTAAAGAAGAAAATGATACGGGTGGAATGCCCGGAGTGTAAATATAAAATGCCGTTGTTTTTTGAAGAGACGGCGGAGTGTTCGGGCGTGATGGTCTCCTGTAAAGGGAGAAATTGTCATGCCCGTTTTGAATTAAAAATCAAAGACGGAAAACAAATCAAGTAGTGCCATTATGAGCCGATGATTGAGCCGAAGAATTGAGGTGAGAACATGGGCTATGATGGTACGCTGAAATTTGACACCAGCATAGATAGTTCCGGTTTCCAGAGCGGACTAAGCAAATTATCTGGAATGGCGAGCGGAGCGATTAAGGCTACCGCTACTATTCTGGCCGGTGCCGCAACAGCGGTAGCCGGTATTGGTACGGCTGCAATCAAGGTCGGTTCTGACTTTGAGGCAGGAATGAGTAAGGTCCAGTCAATTTCCGGTGCTTCGGCTACAGAGATTCAGCAGCTTGCTGATAAGGCAAAAGAAATGGGCGCCAAGACGAAGTTCAGTGCCACAGAAAGTGCCGAGGCTTTCCAGTACATGGCGATGGCCGGATGGAAAACCGGAGATATGCTGAACAGTATTGAAGGTATTATGAACCTGGCGGCAGCGTCTGGGGAAGACCTTGCATCGACGAGTGACATTGTTACCGATGCGATGACTGCCTTCGGACTGGCGGCAGACGGAACAACAACCATCATCAAAAACGGGTACTCGAAGGAAGTTTCCAATGCTACACATTTTGCAGATGTGCTGGCAAAGGCAGCATCCAATTCCAATACCAACGTAGGAATGATGGGCGAGACGTTCAAGTACGTTGCCCCCGTAGCCGGAGCCTTAGGATTCAGCGTTGAAGACTGTGCTACGGCAATCGGTCTGATGGCGAACTCCGGAATCAAGGCAAGCCAGGCCGGTACATCTCTACGAAGCATCTTTACGAGAATGGCGAAGCCGACCAAAGAAGTACAGGCGGCTATGGACCAGTTAGGAATCTCACTGACGAACAGTGACGGTTCCATGAAGTCTCTAAAAGAGATTATGAATGACCTGCGTTCTGGATTTGCAGGCCTGACAGAAGCACAGAAAGCACAGCTTGCAGCATCACTCGGCGGCCAGGAGGCTATGAGTGGATTGCTGGCTATCGTGAATGCGTCCGATGAAGACTACCAGAAGTTGACGGATTCTATTTACGATGCGGATGGTGCGGCTAAGGAAATGGCGGACACCATGAATGATAACCTACAGGGAGCAATCACACTCTGCAAGAGTGCATTGGAATCTGTAGGTATTGCCCTGTACGAAGAGGTACAGGAACCAATGAAAGAAACGGTCAAAGTCATTACCGGCATGGTAGAGGATATGAATGAAGCCATGGCGGAAAAAGGATTTGACGGTCTGATTGAGTCGTTTGGAAATTCACTCGCTGAGCTGGCACAGATGGCTATGGAGGCAGTACCTACATTGATAGGGGTTGCAGAGGACCTGGTAGGTACGTTCATAAATGCCGTCATGGACCACCAGGAAGAATTTGCAAAGGCCGGAGCAACTGTAGTTGCTGAGCTTGTAAAAGCAATTCTGAATGTTGCCGGGGATATGTGGTCCGCCGGTATTTATTTGTTTACGGAATTTCTGCAGGCATTAAGCGACCATTCCGAGGAGATAGGCCGTTCTTTCGGTGAAATGCTGAGTAAAATTGGCGAGGCGGTACAAGAAAATCTGCCGCTTATCATCCAGGCTGCAAAAGATTTCGTAGCCGGATTCTGCGAGGGGCTGAGTGAAGAATTTCCGGGCGTATCTGCACTGATAGAAGGGTTCCTTAATGGATTCATCGATACGGCAAGTACGATTATCCAGGGAATTGTAGATGTGGTTTCTGACCTGTTCGGTGTGATTGATGGAGCAGACCCGAATGTGCTGGAGGCTGTCGGATATGCAATCGGCGTGATTGCGGCGTCCATAGCAGCTCTGAGCGTTGCAAGTTCTGTTCTGTCCTCTGTAAAATCTCTGTTCAAGGTGCTTGGCACACTGAAAGGCGGAGTTTCCGGACTGGTTGGAGTAATCGGAAAAGTTGTAGAAGGATTCGCACTCTGGAAGGGCGGAGCCGGAACACTGATGGAAGTTCTGGAACTGGAGTTCCCGAAGGTCGCAGGTATTTTCTCCTCTATCGGAGGAGCAGTTCAGAAGGTAATCGGATTCTTTGCAGAGTTCGGTTCATCAATAGCCGGAATTGGTTCTATCATTGCAGGAGCGATTCTTGCAGTTACCAATTTCGTAGATATGTTTGTAAATGGCTTCAGTACCATAAAAGAGGTTCTGATGGTAGTCGGTATTGCACTGGCGGCTGTCGGAGCTGTTATCCTTGGGGCACCTGCACTGGTTGCGGCGGCGGTAGCTGGAATTGTAGCTGCGGTAGCAACGGCGGTTGTTCTCATCAAGGAACATTGGGACCAGATCGTAGAATTTTTCAAGAGCATCCCGGAGAAGCTGAGTGAACTTGGTTCGGCTATTTCGGAATGGTTTTCTGGCGTCCTGGATAGCATAGGCGAGTTCATCGACTCTGCGGTTGAGTGGTTTTCAGAACTGCCCGGGAAAATCATAGATGCCATTAGCTCACTGGCAGAAAGTTTTGTCGAGTGGGGAGCTTCGATGCTGGAAACGGCATCTGAGGTAGTATCGCAGATTATTGATTCGATTGTGCAGTTCTTTACGGACCTGCCATACAAAATCGGTTATGCGATAGGCTTTGTAATTGGTACGCTGATTGAATGGGGAGCAAATGTGATTAACTGGATCACAACGAATGTTCCTCAGATGATAGACAGCATCATTAAGTTTTTCTCTGAATTGCCAGGAAAAATCTGGAACTGGCTGGTAAACACCTACAACAAACTGGTTGAGTGGGGAAGTCAGATGCTCCAGAAAGCCGGGGAGATAGCAAGCAACTGTATAGACAGTATTGTGAAGTTCTTCTCCGAATTGCCGGGCAAGATTTGGAACTGGCTGACCGATGCCTTTAATAAGCTGGTAACGTGGGGTTCCAACACCCTGCAGAAAGCGAGAGAGATAGCTTCTAACACGATAGATGCAATCGTCAATTTCTTCTCCCAGTTGCCAGGAAAAATCTGGACCTGGTTAAGTAATACGCTACAGAAGGTAATCCAGTGGGGTTCCGATATGGTAGCGAAGGGAAGACAGGCAGCATCTGATTTGTGCAGTGCCGTCATAAATGGCGTAGCGAACTTGCCGTCCCAGATGGCGAATGTAGGCTACAACATCGTGATGGGTGTATGGAACGGAATCTGTAATGCGGCCGGTTGGTTCAGACGCCAGGTGCAGAGTTTCTTCTCCGGCATCGTAGACGGTGTTAAGGGAGCATTAGGTATTCACTCCCCGTCCAAAGTCTTTGCAGATGAGATTGGTAAGTGGATTCCACCTGGTATCGGTGTAGGTATTGAAGCTGAGATGCCGGACCTGTACCAGCAGATGGATGATGAAATGGCAAACCTCGGAAAACGGATGCAGACGGCGGTTAAAGTGGAAACAGGAAAGATTGCTGTTGATAAGAAGGTCAGCACAACATACAAAGTTGAGAAAGAGAAGCAGGGTGTCTTCGAGAGTGGAGACACAACGGTAGAGATTACCGGAGAGACACACGTTCATGTAGATTTGGACGGCAGGGAAGTCGGAGATACAACAACACCGATTGTCGATGAAAACATGGCGAGAATTGATACACACAAGAAGAGAGGAGGTTAATCATGTCGGGAGTAGGCATTACGTTTGATGAAACGCATTCGTTCCGGGACTGGGGCTTAAGACTCAAGAAGATTGTTATCGGCATACCGAAAGCAAAGACAGAGTATGTGAGCGTCCCCGGCATGAACGGGGACCTAGACCTCTCAGAAGCCCAGAACGGCGGTGTAAAATATGAGATGCGGACCTTGAAATTCACATTCGGGGCAAGAAACTGCAGTTATGAAAGATGGAGCGGTCTGTTAAGCCAGATCGCTTCTGACTTGCAGGGAATCTCAAAGAGAATCATCCTGGATATCGACAAGGGCTATTATTATACCGGCAGGTGCGAGATTGAGACAGAGAAGAATAATGACGTAACAGCGGAGATTGTTATAAGCTGCAAATGCGAGCCGTATAAAATCAGCGTGGATTCATCGGATGAGCCTTGGAAGTGGGATACGTTCAGTTTCATCAATGGTGTTATCCGGAACACCTCAGACATCACGATCAGCTCCGGCTCTGGATGGCAGAAGGTTACACTGGACGGTTGGGTGCATAACGAAACGCTCAGAATTGTTTCAAATGCAGAAATGAAGGTAAGGTATCGTAATTCGACCTATACGATATATACCGGCGAGAATATCATGTATGACATTGTTCTGTACAAGGGAGTGAATGATCTTTACTTCCAGGGAACGGGCAAGGTTACGCTGATTCACAGAGGAGGGATGCTGTAGATGTATACGATTAAAGCCTATGTGGACGGCAAGGAGTACACGATTCACGATGCCAGAGTAAAAGCACTGACCGTTGGTGGAAATCCGTATTTTGAAGTCGGGGATAACATCAACGGTTCGGCAACCTTCAAGGTGTTTCCAACACACCCGTACTATGACAAGGTTGAGAAGCTGACAACAGACATTGTGATTTACCGGGATGATGAGCCGGAGTTTTACGGGCGAGTTCTCTATGACGATGAAGATTTTTCTGGAACAAAGAAAGTCTTCGTTGAAGGAGAGCTTGCCTTTTTGTGTGACAGCATCCAGAGACCAAAGGTTTATCACAACATCTCGGTCAAGGCGTATGTGCAGGATTTGATAGATATTCATAATGCACAGGTAGAGGAGAGAAAGCAGTTCGTTGTCGGCAGGGTAACGGTAAAGGATTCTAATGATTCACTGTACCGGTATTCCAATTACGAGGACACCAGAACGGCGTTTAAAGAGAAACTGACAAGCAGACTCGGAGGGCATCTGGTTATACGGCATGAAGAAGGCCTGAGAATCCTGGATTACCTGTCAGATGAAGACTATTACACCAGGAACACGCAGGGCATCCGGTTTGGGAAGAACCTGTTGGACTTCTCAAAGAACATGGATGCTTCGGACCTGGCAACGTGTATTATCCCATTGGGAGCGAAGCTGGATGAAGATGAGCAGGACCCGGCACTGGAGGCAATCTCTGAACAGAGAAGAACCATTGCGAGCGTCAACGGTGGCGTGGATTATGTCACAGACGATAACGCAGTGAAAGAATACGGCAAGATTTACAAGACTGTAACCTGGGACGATGTGACAGTTCCAGAGAACTTAAAGAAAAAGGCCGAGGAATATTTGAAGTCGGTACAGTTTGAGAAGATGGTACTGGAGCTGAAAGCGATAGACTTAAATCTGACGGATGAATCTTTCCAGAGATTTGAGATCGGCAACATGATCCAGTGTGTTTCCACACCGAACGGTTTAGACCGGGAATTTCCGCTGACAAAGAAGAAAGTGTATATTACCAGCTTCAAGAACAACACCGTTACGTTGGGCGATGAGACAAGTGCTAAGTCCTACACCTCGTCAAACCGCCAGAGTACGGCTGAAATGGAAGAGACAATAAAATCCTTGCCAAGTAAGACAGAAATCTTGCAGGAGGCTCTCAGAAGCGCACAGGACCTAATAAATAAACAGGTAGCCAGTGGATATGCAGTACACGTTCCGAATGAGTTCATCGTTGCTGATGATGTGGATTATAAGAACAAAGCCAAGAATCTGTGGAGATGGGGACTTGGCGGTTTTGCTCATTACAGCCAGGGGTATGACGGACCGATAGACGGAGTGGCATTGACCATGGATGGAAAAATCAATGGGGAGATGCTTCTGGTAAATTCCGTCAAGACAGAATCGCTGGATGCCGGATACCGGACATCGGTAGAAACGAAGATATCAGAGAGCGAGACAGCAGCGAAGAATCATGCTGATAATAAAGTCAGAGTAGCCAGAGAGGAGATTGAGAATTCCATTTCCAACCTGGAGAATAAGATTTCGCTATCTGTACGAAGTGTAAAGGAAACGGTTGCCCGGAAGAACTATATAGTTGGTGGTGAGCAAGAGACACTTGATAAAAGAAAGTTCACTGCATCCGGCATAACTGGTAGCTGCACGATTGAGCAAGCGGAGTTCCTAAACATGAATGCGATCAAGCTGACATTCTCCGCAAATGGTTCAGTGACATTGACACAAAGCCTGGGAACTATGGAAGCTGGCAATTATAAGATTGCTGTTGAGGCTGCATATCCAGAAGGCTCAAAGTACCGCCCGTCTTATGTACGGTATGGATTCTCAGAGAACCAGTCTACAGAATATTTCAGCGGATATAGTGCGGATGAATTTCACACCTACAGTAAGCAAGTGAAGATTACCAAAGCGGCGAAGTCTGTAGCAATCACGGTTTACGGATATACCGGTTCAGTGGTGTATCTCACGAACATCCGATGTCTGAGAGACATGCAGGAACTACTGGATGATCTGAATGCCAGGATAGATGTAGAAGTTGGCAAAGTGTCGGCTTCGGTGTCAGATCTCTATGAAAATTCGCTGCATAACTATTGTAGCAATGGAAAGTTCTCAAATAACGATGATAAGTTTACTGGTTGGGGAAGGAGCAACACAACCCAGGTCACACAGACAACCTTTGACAGCAAGAGCTGTGCGAAGATTGAGAACACATCTTCGACATACAATATCTCCTGGTATCAGAGACCATGGGAGAAGCGTGGAGACATTACAGTTAGGTTTAAGGCGGCGTGTAATGCAGAAGACGCAGATACGGCAAGGATAAGATTAACGATTGACAGCAAAAACTTTTATACCAATGCAGGAGAGCTGAGTGACGAGTGGACGGAGTTCGAGTTTACATCTTATGCAACGCCGTCATATTTCTATACGTATTTTTGTAACTATGTAGCAAATACGACCGTATATATCACGGACGTGGAGATTCTGGGATATATGTCTGCATACTCGGAATCTCAGTTGACGATTTTAAAAGATTCCATTGAATCCGAAGTGAAGAGAGCGACGGCACAAGAAGGAACGTTATCTTCTTCTATCAAGCAAAATGCAGAGAGCATCACTTCAAAAGTAAGCAAGGGCGAAATGGGTTCTTACATCACACAGTATTACAACAACGTGATTATAGCTTTCAATAAAAACTCAAAATACGTGCAGATCAACCCAGGAGAAATTGCTATTTACAATTACGGAGTAGAGAACTCCAAGAAGCGTGCGGTATTCGATGAAACGGGTAATCACTTTTATAGAGATGGGTATTATGTCGGAGCGATTGGAACGAACCAGTGGTCAGGGAACAATGCTCATAAGGGATTAGTGTTCGATTTGGAACCGCAAGGAAAGTATATGGCATTTGCTCAAAAAGCAAGTTCCTCAGCTACTTCCTACACTACTATGCTGTGTTTTAGCCGTGCAAACAGTATTTACGATGAATACGGAGTGAATCTGGGATGCAATTTGATTGGAAACTGGTATACATTAAAAAATTTCAAAATTGGAAGCATATCAGCAGGAGGATATACGGCTTTTAGCGGAGCGATACCGATTGTGTGCGAGATAACAAACAATGGCAATAGCTGGACGTATTCTCATTTGAGAGTATACAACGGAATTATTGTCGGTTACTGGAATTAGGAGGTGAGAGCATGGAACTTATTTTTCCAAAAGGTGAAGAACCTAAAAAAACAGCAAAAAACAGTGTAGCTGTAGGAACCATCAAAAGAGAGCAGGAGGTAGAAAAAGATGGAAGAGAGAAAGAAACCAACAAGACCGTTTAGCGTGATTTATGCAGATGCAAAACAAGCTCTGACAAGGCAGGTTGGAAATACAATGGCGGCTTACGGGCTGCCTATTTTCATGGCAGAAGGAATCCTGAGTGGAATCCTGGCTGAGATCCGAACTAATGCCGGAAATGAGTTGGCAGACGATACCGCAAGGTATGAGGAAGAACTAAAGGAGTATTACGAAGCCCAGACTAAAGAGATGCAAGAGACTTTTGAAAAAGAGAAAGCTGACCTGATCCAGGCTTTTGAAAACCCGGTCGATCCGGAGGATCCTGGAGAAACTCCCAGTGCAGAACCGGATCCGGAACCACAGACCACAGAAGAGAAACAGTGCATTGAAGAGGAGACTGAAATCGAGGAGGTGGACTAAATGGCAGATATCTCTCAAGAGGTTGAACAGCTGAGAAACGCTGAATACGGGGAAGAAGTACGAAGTGCCTTTATTTCCTGCATGGAAAAGATACATGAAGAAAACGAGAGTTACAATAACATCAAGACCGAAGTTGCAAAATCAGCTGCTACCATGAAACAGCAGGTGGAGGCGATCGACACGAAGTCTGCAGAAGTTCAGAAAGCATTGCAGGATCTGACAGCTGCTATCTCGAACGGGAAAACCCAGCAGACAGCTCTTGAGACCGCCACAAAGAACGGGAAAACCCAGCAGACAAACCTTGAAAACGTCACGAAATCGGCAAAAACCCAGCAGACTGCGACCGAGACTGCCACAAAGAACGGAAAAAGCCAGGAAACGGCATTACAGAAAGTTGTAGACAATGCGAAACAGATTGATTCTGCGATCCAGACATCAGTAAGTGCTGCGAACGCTGCGGCTGCAAATGCAAACCAGGCAACTTCCCTTGCTTCTGCAGCAGCTGGATCTGCGAACCAGGCGGCATCTACAGCAAATACGGCTGCCGGAAATGCAGATAAAGCTACGAAAGCGGCGAATGAAGCTGAGACAGCTCGTGCCAATGCTGAAAGCTCCAGAGTGAGGGCGGAGGAGGCAAGATCCCATGCTGAGACAGCTCGTACCAATGCCGAGACTGCCCGTGCTAATTCGGAAACTACCAGAAATCAGAATGAAGAGAAAAGGCAGGCAGATACGGCAGATGCCATTGCCAAGGCGAAAGAAGCCACAGAGTTACTTGTCAACCAAGCCAATACCATTGCGCTCCGGATCAACGAGGGCGATAGTGGTCTTGACGTTGTTATTTTAAGCGCATAGGAGGTAAGTTAAGTGAGTGAAACTATAAACATTCCAAGAGACACGACAATGCAGTTACTTGTGAAAGTACACAGAGATCAGATCGCTGGAGAGATGGATCTGAAATACAAAGAGAAAGTTGCGGCGGCTACTTCTAAAGCAGAGGTGGACGCCCTTTTTGCTGAATGGTGGAAGATTCAGTACAATCCGGATCTTTACACGAAGTCTGAAATGCTGGAGAGATGGTTCGGAAATGTTCTGGTTGACACAAAAGTTCACGGAGCAACCACACCAAGGTATTCCAAGAGCACGTCCATGATCGGAGAGTTGACCGATGATTCCACTGGATTAACTTGCACACCGTCTACAGAATCAACAGCCGGATCCGATCCTTTTGCACACCTTCCGCAGTTCTGGTGTCTTGAGGTTGCGGCAGAGAAAAAAGCAGATGGTTCCCATGAGATTTTTTATGTGGAGCATATTGACGATACTGCAAAGGTCAGAGGCGGAGAGTATCTTTGCTGGGTGCTCCAGAAGAATACTTACAAGAGAGAATGGCAGGACAAGGATTACAAATATCTGAAAACCAGATGTACACCAGCACCAGGATATAAGAGATGGAAAGAGGGAACCGACCGAACCGGAAAAGTGCATGAGTATATGGCACACCCGAAGTATTATGCCGGAATTGATGCAGATGGAGGTATCACATGTGGAACCGGATTGAAACCGGTAAACCGAACTTCCCACCAGACAGGCGTAACCAGATGGAGAGGTAGAGGAGCACAGTATTCCGGAGCTTCCGGATCTCTTGTCAAGTTCCTGGATGCTATGATGCGTTTGAAATATGGACGTAAAGGAAATTCCGGAAAGATTGAAGGTTGTACAAATTACAACTACCAGTACACAGTTGCAGTGAGTGAGACTGGAGTAGAAAGGGTAATTCTGACAAAGGAGCAGGCTGCAAACCTTTTGGTAGGCTCGGCTGTTATGCTTGGCATTCAGAGCGGATCTGACAGAAACACAGCAAGTAACTATTCTATCTTCGATGGAAAACTGATTACAGCCATCGAAACAGTGACTATTGAAACAAAAGAATATTCAGCAGTCTATGTGGATAACGGAGGAAAGACTTTTGACACAACAGCAGGAAGCACCTACCTTTCCACAAGCCCGTATTATTCCGGATGGAATGATAATGTACTTGGTAGAGATGGTAGCCGATACAGTCCGACTTCCGGAAAAGAACCGGGAATGATCCAGGGTGTTGAGTTTATGAACGGATCCTATCTGATTGTCTCCGATGAATTATGGCAGTGGAGCCAGGATGCGAATGAGAATTATTGCTTTGATTGCTACAATTGTTACGATCAGTCAAAAGTAGGCTCTGCAATCAATGAGAACTACGAAAAAGTAAATGTTCCAACATTGGTATTTCCGAAAGATACGGCTGCCTGGACATGGAAGTATATTGCTGATAATGCAATCAATGATGATGTTCTATGGCCGGAGGCAACCAACGCAAGCGGAAGCGGCGTTGGAGTGGGAGCTGGCTTCCGTTGCGTCCCTGCGGCGTCTGGTGTTCGTGCGGCTTGGTGCTTTGGTTACTTGTACGACGGTGGTGGTGCTGGCGTTCCTTGCCGTTACTCGTACGATGGGGTGTCTGA